ACCCGATGACATCATAGATGTAGATCTCGACCGTGGGCACGGCGCCAGACAGGGCGCTGATGGAGTACCAGCTTTTGGCGTTTTGGGGATCAGGATCTGCTGCGGGGTTTCCGCTGGCGGCTGCCCGCGCTGGCATCAGCGCGGTCTGCATTGCCGCCGTCAGGTGGTGCTTTTTCACTGGGTTGTGCTCCTGGGTCATTGGCCGGGTTGGAGTCGGCGATGATGTTGTTTTGCTTTTCCCATTCCAGTTCGGAAAGGCGCTGATCGCGCACCTCGTCAGGGTTCTTGTTGCGAGCCCGGATCCACTCGGTCACCGTGCCAGCACTGCCACGGATCACCGCCTTCCAGCCGTTGGCCTCACGCTCCGGGTCAATCCAGGGCATGACGGGGGCAAGGTAGATGGCGTCGAACAGGGTTTTGGGGTCGAGTTCAGGCGGCAGGACAAGGGGGTCTTTGCTGCGCAGGGTTTCGGCCAGCAGCCAGTCCCGAAACACCGGACGGGACCACTGCGCCACAAAGTCATCCTGCAAAACGGCAAACCCTTCCCACCCTTCAACCAGCTCCTGGCGCTGGGCGGAGTAAGTGCCGTCATAGTCACGGGCCACACTCGAATACTGGCTGCGGGTGCCTGCACACGACGACCGAAGCTGCCCCGCCCGCCAGATGTTCAGGGCGGTGTTTGGTCGGTTGGACTGGATCACCCCCACATCCTCGCCGGGGCGCAGGTCGTCAAATGTCGTGCCGGGGGTGATGTCAATCATCCTTGGGGCTCGTTCCCCCTCGCCGCCCTCTGGCTCGACGTAGTTGTCTGGCACCTCCCGCTTGATGAAGAAGGCAAGCGAGGCGCTGATGCGGGCCGCAACCCGCTCGGCCTCCTCCACCGATTTGAGGTCAGCAAGGCGGGTGATCACCCCATGGAGCAGGGTCACACCGCGCAACTGATGAATCCGCTTGCGCAGGGCCAGGTGATACATCTCGCTGGCGTCGATCTCTTTGGTACGGTAGCGATAGCCCTGCATCTCACCAGGGTGATCGAACATCACAAAGTAGGATTTGGGGCGGCGCCAGGCATCGATCTTGATCCCCTGACGCACCCCATCAGCCACCTGGTTGTATTCAAACGGGACGAAATCAGGCTCCAGCAGCTCTATCGAGTAAGGCGTATCGCTGTGATGCTGGTAGCCAGGCACAGTGCCGAGCAGGCGGCGGCCAAACATCTCACCATCGCGTAACCAGGTGCGGCAAACCAGCCGCTCCATGGCCGGGCGGGTAAAGGTGCCCGTGGTTTCCGGTTTCAGCGACCAGGCTGCCCAACGACGGCGGATCTCTTTGGCAAGATCGTCCAGCAGCAGCCCATTCACATCCCGAGGCTGGGGCTCTATCTGGATGCCTTTGCCACCGACGATCCGCTCTTCCAGCTTATCGAGCAGGCCGATCACGATGTCGTGGTTTTCATCCAGCGCCCGCGCCTGCTCACGCAGGCTGATCGCCGACATCTGCACCGCCTGGTTGGCTCCACGGCGCTCCCGCTTGGCATTGTGGGTGCGGCTCGGCATGGCAGCCTCATAGGCTTGCATCCGCAGGCGGTCACGCATTCGGTTGGCTGCCCAGCCTGGCGAGACAAATCCGAGCAGCTTATCCAGCGCAGTCATGTGAACCTCGCTACTGCATAGGGGCGGCGACGCGGTGACGCTACCTGCTGACGGCGGCGCTCCCACTCCTGACGGCCAGTGCGAATCTCGTTGAGATTTTCAGAGGTGACAGTGCGGCCCTGAAAGGTGATCTGCTTGCCCGCCAGCACATCACGCTCCGCCTGTAGGTAGAGCCCAATCATGCTTTCGATGTCTTCCAGCTTCACAGCCAGCCTCCTGATCCTGATGATGTGCCCAGCCAGCTATTGCCCGCAGCGGACGCGGCGGGCCTGACGCTGGCAGGCGGTGATGGGTTGATGGTGGTCGGGCGCGGCTTGGCTATCAGCCGCCATCCCCGGTGCTGCACCCCGAGGCGAATGCCCGCTAGGGCATACACGGCGCAGTCGGTTGGCTCGTTACGGGCGCCAGACGGGGCGACCCAGCGATACACCCGGCGCCCCTTGACGAACTCAACCCGTTTTCGCTCACATGTGAGTCCCTTAAAGTAGAAATCGTCGGCCCACTCGGCCACCGGATGATGGCGGTAACCCGGTGATGGGCCAGACAATGAGGTCGGCACATCCCCCAGGCGGCCATAAAGCACGTCTTTGGCGGAGTCGGTGCCTACCTCGGACAGATAAACCCCCTTGCGGTTTCGCTTGCGCGGGAAGGTGATGATGGGCTTCCCCATCATGGTTGCGCCCTTGATTGGGATGTACTTGTGCGGGTTGCGACGGCAGAACTGATATACCTCGTCGGTGTAGTGGCCGCCCGAGTCGATCATCACCAGGCCGATGTCCAGCACCTCCCCGGACGCCTTTACGAACTGGCGGGAGAATTGCTCATGCAGCCTCTCCCAGATCTCGGAGCGGTGCAGGTCACCGTAGAGGCGCTGATAGTCCAGCACCCATGACTCCTCCCCCGCTCCCCAGCCAGTGATCTCAAACTCGAAACGGTCATCCTGGGTGTCAGCCCCCACGGTGATGTAAAGCACGCCGTCAGGTACTGCGACAGGCCACACCTCACGGCGGGCGGCAATGGCCTCCCACTCCAGTTTCTCGCCGGTGTCATCCTCCCAGGTTTCCCCGAGGGTGGTGTTGACGAAGGTCTTGAGCTTGCCCTAGTCATCCTTCGCCTTGAGGAAGTCAGAGACAATCCGCACCCATGTCGTGAGCGGACTGTATGCCGTCCAGATATGGAAGGTGACCGACTCAGGGGGCGGGATTGGCTGGTTGGCGCTGTCGAACCAGTCGATGGAGTCCCGCGTCCAGATGCCGGTACGTTCGCAGATCCAGCGCTCCACCGTCTCGTAATCCATCTCATGCTGGCGAATGGCGCAGCCATTTGCCTCGCAGAGATAGAACGCCGAGTGGTGGTTGGTGCCATCCCACTTGATGCCAAACTCGGCATCCGGGCTGCCCCATTTGAGGTACTGCTCGGCCTCGCAATGAGGGCACTTGATGTGATAGCGCATCAGGTGTGGCGATTCACTCGCCGCCCGCTCTATCTGGCACTGGCCTGCAATCTTGGGAGTTGAACCACGGATCGACTTGGGATGGGTCGAACCCTCCATCCGCTTATCACCCAGGAAGGTGGGCGAGCCCTCCTTCTCGATGTCATCATCAAAGGCGGCCAGCTCGTCATAGATCCCGAAGTCAGGCGACGCCTCCCGGTAGTTCTTGGCGGCCTTCCCTCCCCGCAGCTCAAGTCCCCGACCGTTGGCGAAGCGCTTTAGCTCCAGGGTGTTGTCCCGATGCTTCTTCCCATACCAAGGGGCGAGCGCCCGAATTTTCGGCACATCCCGGATCATGGGTTCAACGTGCTTTTTGACGAACAGCTCGGCATCGCCATCGGTCGGCTGCCAGATCAGGCCGTTGCGCTTCTTGTGCTCCAGCAAGTAGGCGGCGACGCCAAGCAGCATCTTGGTGTACCCCACCCGCGCCGACTTGACGAAGTTGACCTCGCGGATATCGTCGTTGGCCATCGCGTTGATGATGGCCACCTGAAACGGCAGCGACTTCCAGCGGCCCTCCTGATAGGAGGACTCAACCGGCAGATAGTAATGCTCATCCATCCACTCAGCGGCAGTCTGAACCGGCGGGCGGAGCAGGGCCGACAGACCAAGTGTGACGGCAGCCGCCAGGCTACTTACTTGTGCTGTCGATATATTCATCCAGTAACTCCGGCAGCAGATCACCCAGGGATGCCGCTTCGTTGCTGGCTATGACCAGTTCACGCTGGATCCCCTCGATGTGCTTGGTCTGCAATTCGGGGTAACGGCGGCGCATGGTGAGTGGAACGGTGTCGAGCAGACTGCTGACCTTGGCGGCAATGCGCGTTAAGGCGAAGGTGGCAAATTCGGTTGGCACCTGGTGGCGCTCAGCGATTTTGTTCTCGCGCTCGGCCTTGTCGGCCTGCTCCTTGGTGAGTCGCCACCGCTGGAAGTCCAGTTGATCCTCACCCATGTTTTGCGGATCCGTTGGTTGGTGTTTCTGGATCGCATTCTCTAGTCGGTTATCCACAACCGAGCGCACATCAAAATAGACATTGCGGCCAATCTTCTTGACCGGCTTAACCCCCCATTTATCAAAGGCTTGCACCGATATGCCAAGGCTGGCGGCCATGTCGGACTTATTGAGCCAGCCAGGCTTTGCGAGCCCCTTGTCTGATGGCTCTGACATTGAAACAACAACCTCGCTTTTTGGGGTTTCATATGTAGTGAAAATCCGCGCCTCGCCCGACCCGTAAGGCCGGGGGGTGGCTGGGAGTACCTTTGACCTGGGGGGGGTATTGCTGTAGTTCGATTAATGGTGCTGGGTCAATGAGAGATAGGCTCTTTCACAGGCCAGTCCTGATGCTCGAGCTCGGTCATACGCTGCTGCCAGCTCACCCGCTCTTTCGTCAGCCCGGCTGAGCAGGTCGGCGAGCACCATGGCAGGTTGTCCGGCTGCCGGGCCTCCTTGGGCAGAACCGGAATTGCTGGCGCACTGACTTGCTCGAGCTGCCAGACGGCGGGCTTGTTCACGCAGCCGGCCAGACTCAAGGCCAGCAGCAGCGGCATCAGCTTGTGCTTGGGCGATTTCTTCTTGTGCATGGTCTCTCACCTCATCGATTTCTGCCTGCCGGCGCGCCTCTTCCTCCCGGGCCTTCAGCTCTGCCTTGGCCCTGGCTGTGGCCAGACGGGTAGCCTCTTCATCCCATCTTGCCTGCCAAGTCTTGCGCTCCCCTTCCTTCCCATCGGCTTGACCGGACCAGTAGAGCGCCACCCCGCCGCCAGCCAGGGCGGCTATAACCAGGGCGCCGGCCAGGAACGGCAACGCCCTGCTCTGCGGAGTTGTGACCATCACTCCCCCTTGCACTTCGCGTTGAGGCGCAGCCGGTCTTTCCAGAGCCCGGGGCATATCCGGTTCCCCGGTGCAGAGCAGTCTTGATTGCCGGCACGTTTGAATAGCAGGATCGCCTCGCAGGCACCTGGGTAGTCGCCAGCGTTCAGGCGCTTCGTGATGGTGGAACGGCAGAAAGCGCCGTCGCCGATATTGTGGGAGAGCTCGACATAGGCGTCGAACTCATACTGGTGAAGGGGGACCTTGATGCAGGCCTTGAGGGAATCCTCGAATACCCGCACCTCTCGCAGGCTTCTATTCACTGCACCGACGGGCGTGATGGTGTCACCCATCTTGACCCCCTCGGTGCTCCCAAATCCAATGGTGGGGAGCTTTTTACCATGTACCGGGTCGGGGTAAGCCACCGGCACATACCCCTCCCGATTCAGGATCCCCACAAAGCCGGCGGCACTGAGCGTGAGCGCCGCTATGGCAATTCGCATTTTTGTCATGCCTACCCCACCTGATTGGCGCGTGGCTTGATGATGTTCGACCAGATAAACCAGCCGATCTGAACCGAAAGCCACACAAGCGTCGCGATCAGCACCCAGTCATTCAAAGAGACACCAGCCCACGACATACTCACCACCGCT